AAGGAACACGATCAGCTCGTGATCTGCAACGACGACATAGTGTTCACGCCGACGACGTGGGCGAAGCTCATGGCCGATGTTGCCTTATTACGCTCGCATTATCCAGACCTCGGATGGGTTGCGACACGCTCGGACTACGCGCGTGGCGAGCAAAACATCCGCTGCGGACGCGGGCAAATTGACTTCCTTCGGTTCACGTCGGAGCGAACCATTGTTCAAGCAAGCGTTATCGCACCAATCTGCGCTTGGATTCACCGCGATGCATGGGTAAACTTTCCACCGATAAACTGGTTTAGTGACGACGTGCAATGCCTCGACATGAAGCGGCCGCATTTTATCTCGCGCGCCTACGTTCACCACGTCGGAAGTCAGACCTGCGGCAACGACGCGCAAAAGTGCATGGACGACGCCGAGCCTTGGCTGCGCGAGAATCGGCCCGAGTTACACGCGCGGTGGTATTTAACGAAAGACGCATAAGTATGGCCGCCGTGCGAGACTTCGACCCTACTCAGATCAACGCAGATTTCTCCGCAATCTTGGAGCAAGCTGGCATCGCGTTCACCTACCAAGGCAACAGCATCACCGGCGTGTGGTCTGCCTCGCGTGACGCGTTCGCGGACTTTGAAGATCAACGCCGCGACGATTCCAAATTCACCGTATTTCTTTTAACGTCGAGCGTTAGCGCAACGCCGAAGGTCACGCAGACGCTTTCTCGCGCGGGTATCACCTATTTCATCGAACGCGTGACGCTCGACGCAGAAGGTGCGGGCTGTGAAATCGAAGTCTGCAAAACGATATGATTCAGATCGAGACGAGTTTTCATCGCTTGGAATACCAACTTGCGCGACTCGCTCTGGCCGCAAAAGTCGATCTCGGCTTGGTGATTAAAGAGGAGGCTAAGTATGCGATCCAGACTATCGTGAAATTTACGCCGCCAAAGAACAAGCAACAGGGCGTCAATGCGGTGCGTCGAGATATGGCGAACGTGGCGCAGCCTCTCGTTTACCAAGACTTGAAAGCAAAGGCGAGCAAGGGTGGGTTTTATGGCTCGATGGCAAAATATGTTCGCAATCGTGAAGTCGAAAAACTCCGCGCGCTCTTTCGCAATCCAAAGCTCAATCATTACTATGGTGGCAAGTTGCTCGCCGACATTGGAGCGTTAAAAGACGAACACCGATTGCGCCAAAACAATCGCGGTCGAGTGACTGGAAAACCAAACGCTTTTGCTTTTGGTGCTGATTTCAAAGCATATTTGAAACAAGTTGAAGATCGAGTCGGCTGGACGGTTTCAGGATGGAATTCATCGGCAAAAGTTGCCGGTGCGCGCTACAAGAAATTTTCCGATAAATTGAAACCACAAGGAGGAGCCAATGGCCGCTTGTTTGGTTATGTCAGTTCAAACTTCGGCGATAAACCTTTCATCAAAGCGACTGCGACCAACGTAAAAATTCCGAATTATCAAAGAATGATTGATGCTGCGATCAATTCACGCGAACGCACAACCGTAAAAAAGGTCAATGCCGTTCTCGCTAATCGTGCCGTCAATCTTGGATTTACCAAGGTAAACGGACAAATGCCACTTCTAACCGCCGCCGCATGAGCACACGCACAAACATCCGCAACGCTACCGCAACCGCCCTAACATCCGCTCTGGTCGTGCCGACGACAAACATCCTGCGCGGACGCAACAACACGATTGCCAGCGTCAGCTTTCCGTCGGCTGCGGTCTATGCCGTCACCGAGCAAATCGAAGTCCGCACGCTCGGCCCAAGCAACCGCACGCAATACCGCCAACTCCAACTCGTCGTTGATTACTTCACGGCAGAGAGCGGAACTTACTTGATCGACGATCTTTTCGACACCGGCTCCGCTGCCGTCGAAGCCGCGGTCTTATCCGACGTTACGCTCGGCGGCGTGTGCCGCGACCTTCATTTGACGAATGTCGAATATGTGATTGAACCCGACGAAGAACGCCACTGGGGCACCGCTCGTCACACTTTCAACTGCATCTATCTAACCAACGACTAATATGGCTAACCATCTCGGCCGCGAAGGCCTTATCAAAATCTCGTCCACCACCATCGGCGAACTCCGCAATTACTCGCTCTCGCACTCCTCTGACACCGTCGAGGATAGCGTGATCGGCGACACCTACCGCACGCGTCAAGGATCGATGAAAACTTGGAGCGCATCCGGCGATCTCTATTGGGATGAAGCCGATGCCGGCCAACTCCTGATTACCATTGGCTCGACCGTGACGTTGAACCTCTATCCAGAAGGTGCGTCGTCATCCGACGTTTATTACAGCGGTTCGGCTATCGTCACGAAATTCGACGTCTCGGCTTCGTTCGATGGTCTTGTCGAAGGCTCGATTGCCTTTGAAGGCAACGGCGCGCTCTCGACTCTGACCGTTTAACGCTAGTAAAAAACACAAAACAAAACACACATGGAAGCAATCGACCTCGTCCGCGAACATTTCAACAACCTCGGCACTAAACGAATCGAAGTTCCTGAATGGAAACTTGTGATCTTCTCGTCGCCAATGACCTTGGCCGAGAAAAACCGAGTTTATAAAAAGTCTCAGAACAACGATATGGATTTGCTCGTGGACATTTTGATCATGAAGGCCACAGACGAGAGCGGAAAGAAGCTGTTCACCATCGAGCACAAGCCGACCTTACTTAACAAGGCCGACAGCAATGTTGTCGCACGCGTCGCTAATGAGATTCTTGCGGACAGCTCCGCGAAGCTCGACGACTTAAAAAACTAATCGGCGGCGATGAAGGTGCCGACCTCCTCGCCGTCTATGCCATCGCTGAACGTCTCGGCAAATTCGCTCACGAAGTCCTCGCAATGCCAGCCGAAGAAATGAACGGTTGGCTCGCTTATATTAACCACCAAAATCGACTGAGAAAACATCATGGCAGCTGAAGCTACATTCACACTCAGGGCGGTTGATGCAACGCGTCAGGCTTTTGCAAGCGTTCAAAATTCGCTGCAAAAGATTCAATCAACTTCACAGACGATTGCTAAAGGTTTAAGTGGCTATTTCGGATTTCAAGCGGTTGTTGGTGCTGTTTCTAAATTAAACTCAACTCTTGAAGATGCCGAAAAAAATTCGGTAAAACTTGGATTAAGTTCTGATGAAGTTGATAAATTAACAATAGCAACGGATGCGGCTGATCAAGCTGCTTTAGCTTTTCAAAAAACTGTTGCTCAAACTGCTATTGCGACAGTTGGAATGTTTACATCGCAAGACATTGCTGCAAGAGCAGCCGCAATTAGATTATCTAAAGCAGCCGAACAATTAAAACCATTGAGCGAGGAGGCTGCTAATTTAGAGCGTCAATTTAATGACTTAGGTAAAAGCGAATCGCTTATGGCAAATGAGGCGATGAATCGCGCAAAAGTGATGCGCGAAGAAGCAAACGCGATTGAGGGCGGAGACCCAGTTGCTGCCGCTCGCAAACGAAATGAGGCTCGCAAGATGGAATTAGATGCGACGAAATCACTTATTGAAATTGATAAAAAATACGCTACCGCATCCGAAGCATTTGGCGTGGCTCAATCAAAACTTTATGAGGGCAATGTTTCTGCGTCCGAGCGTTTAATTGGATTACGCGCGCGAGAATACGAATTATTAAAAGACACTGTTTCTTTAGATAAATCTGTTGCAGCAAATGCGATGGAAAAACTCGTGCCAATTTACGAAAAAATAAACGCACTTCAAATTGAGCAAAACCGTTTAGGAAACGAAGCAGGTCAAATCATTGCTTCAGGTTTTGAGGACGCAATTCTAGCTGGTGAAAAACTAAGCGACGTTCTTAAACAAGTCGCACGCGATCTTATTCGTCTTGTTTTTCAAAATGTAGTTACCGCTCCGCTTGCTGCTGGCATCGGCGGTGCAATCAATGCGGCATTTGGTATGCGTGCGATGGGCGGCCCAGTCTCAAGCGGCTCACCATACATCGTCGGCGAGCGCGGCCCAGAACTATTCGTGCCACACGCCAGTGGCTCCATCGTTTCCAACTCCAACATGAACCAAGGCGGAGGCTCCGCTGGTTCGTCGATCAACGTGAACTACAACATCGCCGCGGGCGTCACGCGCAGCGAACTCGCGCCGATCTTGGAGCAAGAACGTCGCCGACTTAAAGCCGAGATTCCAGACATGGTGCGCCGTGGCGGTGCGTATCGTTCAGCCTTCGCGTAAACATCATGGCAATCTCCTATCCACTCACGCCGCCCGCTGCGCTCGAAGCCTCGCGCCTATCGATTACAGGCGTCAGCGCAGTCTCGCGCAACGTCTCGCCGTTCACGATGCAAGTGCAGCAATACAACTGGAGCGGCCAAGGCTGGCTTGGCACCGTGGATTGCCCACCGATGACGCGCACCGCGGCAGAGCAAGTCATCGCGTTTCTGCTAATGGCCCAGCGCGGCACGTTCTATTTTCAAGACTTCGCTAACCCGACGCCACGCGGCAACGTGACCGGCACGCTCACCGTGTCCTCGGCTACGGCCAACGGAACGACGCTCGGCATCAGCGGCGCGACCGGCTCTTTCGCTGCGGGCGATTGGCTGCAAATCTCGACTTCGCTTTACAAGGTTGTCCAAGTGAACTCGTCGTCGTCGGTGGACGTGTTTCCAGTCCTGCGCTCATCCTATGCTGGCGGCACCGCGATCACTTACAACAACGCAAAGGGCGTGTTCCGCCTCGCCGAGCCTTCGACGCAATGGAGCATCGATACCGCTAAGTTTTACGGTGTGTCGTTTAATGTGATGGAGGACGTCGCACAATGAGCATCACCACCGCAGGCCGATCTCTTAGCAATGACATGACGACGCAGGTTACCGCGTCGCAGCTCTCGCCGATCATTCTCGCGTCGCTTAACTTTACGACTCCGGTGAACCTTTGGAGCGGTTACGGAACTATCACTTATGCTGGCACCGGCTATCTCGGCATTGGCACGCTCGGCACGATCTCGCCAGTCGAGGAGACGACCGATCTCGCCGCGCGCGGTATTACGATGCAGCTCTCAGGCGTGCCGACTGCAATGATCGCCGTCGCTCTTTCTGAGAACTACCAAGGCAAGGCGTGCTCGGTAATGTTCGGCGCGCTCGATTCCAGCGGCTCGCTCGTCTCTTCTCCGATCACGGTTTTCTCTGGCCGCATGGACGTGATGAGCATTAACGATGACGGGCAGAACGCGACGATTGGCATGACTGCCGAAAACAAGCTAGTGGATTTTCGGCGTCCGCGCGAAGTGCGTTACACCGACGAGGAACAGAAAACGCTTTACCCATCTGATAAAGGTTTGGAGTTCGTGAACTCAATTCAGGAGAAAGAAGTTTACTGGGGTAACGCAAAGATGTCCGCGCCGGTAAACGACAACGGTGGCGGAAACTACGGCCCGACTGAATACGATTAACTATGCCGACCCGCTGCGCCAACTGGCCCGAAGCTCTCGCCGCCTACATCGACCGCAAACGCAACGAGCCTTTCGCTTGGGGCGTGAATGATTGCTGTCTGTTCGGTGCTGATTGGATTCAGCTTTGCACCGGACTTGACCCAGCGGCGACCTTGCGCGGCACTTATGACCGTGCGCTTTCTGGAGTGCGCGTGCTGGAAAAACACGGCGGTCTGATCGGAACCATTCAAACGCACATGGAGCCTCTAGGCTTCAAACCAATCGGCCAAGGATTCGCGGCGCGCGGCGACATTGCGGTGCGCGATTGCGGCAACGGCGACACGATGGGAATTGTTCTTGGTTTAACCGCAGCCTTCGTCGGTAAAGACGGACTACAATTTGCTAACTTAAACGATGGCGCAGAAATGCGCTTCTGGAAAATCTAACCATGCCACAAGCAGCAATCGCAATCGCTCTAAGTTACGTTGGGATTAATACCGTATCTGCATGGGTGATAACCACGATTCAATACATCGCAGTCACGGCGGCATCAATGGCCGCGTCGAAATTACTCGCGCCAAAGCCTCCGAGTTTTTCGGATTCATCTCTTTCTCAACGCTCGCAAATGGTGCGCTCTCCTATCGCTGCGCGCACGCTTGTTTATGGTCGCTGTCGCGCATCTGGAACCGTGGTTTATATGTCCACGACCGGAAGCAAAAACGAGTATTTGCACATCGTGATTGCTCTGGCCGGCCACGAGATTGAGGAAATCGAGGAGGTGTATTTCAACGACGATCTTGTTCCGCTCGTAAGCAATACGCCGACAGGTTTCTACAACGGCGTTGCGCGCGTAAATAAGCATCTTGGTGGAACCGGACAAACGGCCGACACCGATTTGATTAACGACACGGCAAGCCTGACTGACGGAAAGTGGACGTCTGACCATCGCTTGCAGGGCATCGCCTATCTTTATGTTCGCCTTACTTGGGACACCGAGAAATTTCCGAGCGGTATTCCGAACATCTCTGCGGTCATCAAGGGCAAGAAGGTTTATGACCCGCGCACAACGACGACGGTTTACTCGGCAAACGCTGCGCTCTGTCTGCGTGATTATCTTACCGACTCCTCGCTCGGCATGGGTCTTTCTTCGAGCGAAGTCGATGACACCGCGATCACCGCGGCAGCGAACATCTGCGACGAGGATGTTGAAGTTAAGCCGATCACAGTTCCAGCAACCTACGAAAACCGCTACGAAGCCAACGGTGTCATCGCTACGAGCGCATCGCCTGACGAGAACATCGGCAAGCTCCTCTCGGCGATGGGCGGACTCATCGCATACTCTGGCGGCAAGGTTGTTCCTTATGCTGGCGGCTATCGTATTCCAACGGTCACGCTTACCGAGAAACACTTTGTCGGCCCTCTCAACATTCAGACGCGCACAAGCGCACGCGACCGCGTAAATTCCGTAAAAGGCGTGTATGTCAGCGAGTCGAATAATTGGCAGGTGTCCGACTTTCCCTCGATCTCCTCGACGACTTACGTTTCAAATGACAACGGCACGCGCTACTGGCGCGATGTCGTGTTGCCGTTTACGACTTCTGCGTCATGCGCTCAACGATTGGCTGTCATCGAACTGCGCCGTGCACGCGAGGAGATTACGTTCACCGCACGATTCCGCCTAGAGGCGATGCAGGTTCGCGCTGGTGACACGGTGATGATCACCAATGTAAAGCTCGGCTGGTCGTCGAAAGTTTTCGAGGTGATGGAATGGCACTTTGCAAGCGACGGTAATCCTCCGCAGCTTTACATCGATATGACGCTGCGCGAAACCGCGTCCTCGGTTTACTCGTGGACGGTGTCCGACGAAATTTATGTCGATGACTCTCCGAACACGACATTGCCTGACCCATTCACACTCAGCGCACCATCGTCTCTTGCGCTAACCGCAGACGGCACAACGCAATTTATTCAAGCTGACGGCACCGCGGTTCCGCGCATCAAAGTAAAGTGGACGCCGCCAGCCGAGGAGTTCATTCAAAGTGGTGGCGCAGTCGTCATCGAATACAAGCCGAGCACGAGCACGACCTACCTGACGTGGAGCCGTGTCGAAGGCTCGCAAACTGAGGATTACATCAGCAGCGACGTGAAGATCGGCACCAACTACGACGTGCGAATCTTCGGAGAATCTTACTTCAAGATCAGCACGAGCTACGTCACCAGCTCGATCACGGTAGCACCAGATACGACGCCGCCCGCGACTCCTACCGGACTCACGGCCATCGCTGGAACTGGGCAAATCATATCGCTAGACTGGGATGACAACACCGAGCCTGACTTTGGCGAGTATGGCGTTTGGCGTAACACGAGTAACGATTCAGGCGGCGCATCAAAGATTGCCGAGACGCGCGCAAGCCGATTCGTGGACGTGAATCTTACGCTCGGCACGACCTATTACTACTGGATTTCAGCTTACGATCGCAGCGAGAATCAAAGCGCAAAGAGTAGCGGAGCAAGCGCGACCGCCGTTGCCGTGACAGCTGGCGAGGTTGATAATACGCCGCCAGCCGACCCAAGCGCACCAACCGTAAACACGACCGGAACTTACTTGAGCGGCGACGGCACCACGCTCGCGCGCATCGTGGTGAACGTGCCAGCGTTCTCGACTCGATGCGTTGTGATGAACGTGCTTTATCGCAAGAGCGGAACAGCTGGCTGGATTGTCGCCGATCAACGCAGCAGCGGAGGCGGCACATCTTCAATCGACGACTTATCTCCAAACGTGTCTTATGAGATCGGCGTGCAAGCGTTCAGCGCGTTCGGCATCGCAAGCAACATCGTGAGCGGTGGCACGCAGACCGCGCCTAATAATTCGACGGCACCTGCGGCTCCGAGTGGCGCGACGCTTTCTGCCAACGG